AAAGACGGAAAAGTGGAAACACTGTTAATAGAAATTAAACCAGAGAAACAAACAGTTCCACCGACAAAGGGAAAAAAGAAAAATAAAACTATTCTAAATGAGTCAATTACATATGAAATAAATCTTAAAAAATGGGAATCAGCCAAAGAATTCTGTAATAAACATAATTTAAAATTCAAACTTCTAACAGAAAAGGATTTATTTTAATGACTCTGAGTATAGATCAATATAGAAATTACATAATAGAAAAAAGAAAATTTACACAAAATCCATCTGATTACAGGATGGAAATAAGTGGAGGACCAGACGGTACATTTATTTGCTATCCAGATTCATTTCTATTACCTGGTAGAAATTTTATTAATACCCCATTTTCTTATGCTGGAGCAGAATTTACTTTTCCCCTAAGAAAAGAATATAATGAATTGTCTGTAAATTTTATTGTATATCAAGACTGGAAAGAAAGAATTTATTTTGAAAAATGGTCAGATTCGATCTTACCAAGTAAGGATAAATCGGAATCTCCGCCCCCAGCTGTTTATGATTCAATACCTGCATATTTCTCAGATAAGGAATTCTTAAGAAATATTAAAATTCAATTCAAAGAAAGATCATCTACAGGTCTTTCAAAAAAATCTTTAACATATAATTTTACTTTTTGTTATCCATTATTGATAACACCAACAAATTTTTCATCAGATAACAGCGGATATACAGTATTCACTGTTAATTTTGCAATACTTGATTATTATATTTCAGAAATTAATTATCAAAATAATGAAAGTGTAACTAGTAATATAAATGATAACTTATGAGGATACCTATGAGATTTATTGAAAATAACCCACCTAAGTTTAAAACAAAAAACCCAACAACTAATAAAGAAATATGGTTCAGACCTTTTTTGGTAAAAGAAGAAAAAAAGATGTTGATGATTTCTGAACTAGGAAATAAAGAAGAATTAATAAAATGCGCTAAAGAAATAGTAATAGATTGTTATGATTCTTTAAATACAAATAATATACCAACATATGTTTTGGATTATCTTTTTAATCAAATCAGAATAAAGTCTGTTGGAGAAAATATAGATTCAAAATTTGTTTGTCCATACACAGAAGAATTAATAGATTTAAATTTTAATCTTAATGATATCCAAATAAAAAGAAAAGAAAATATATCAAATAAGATAAAAATCGATGATAATTTAACAATTCTTTTAAGAGAACCTTCATATGAAGATCTTGCGTCATTGACCCAAGAAGAAATTGAATATGAAAATATCATAGAACTGGCATCTAGATGTTTAATTAAAATATACTCAAACAATGAAGTATTTGATATGACAATAGACGATTATGATTCAAATAAAGACTTCTTTTTAAACATGACAACAAAACAATTTAATAAAGTAATTGATTTTTTTGAAAATATACCAACATACGAGTATGTTTATTCTTATCAAACAAAAGATGGTGAAAATAGAAGTATAACTATTTCGGGTATCGAAGATTTTTTTATGTTTGCCTCAGCCATATAAACTTAGGAGCATTTTTTGAATTAAATTTTCAATTAATACAACTACATAAGTACTCTTTATTGGAAATTGAAAATCTGATACCTTGGGAAAGAGACATATATGTGGAACAATTGAGGCATCATATAGAAGAAGTAAATATGAAAATAATGCAAGAAAATATTTTAAAGAAAAATCATAGATGAGCAAAAGAAAAAAACATTTACTTAAACTGACAGATAAGCTAAAAAAGATTTATTTTAAGAAAGCAATTAAAATAATATCAAATAAAGTTAATGTAAATTTTGCATATAATAGACCAGTTTCTCCAGATGTTGAGACAACAAAGAAATCAATAGTTGCTGGTAAGAGTTATAGATTAAATTTCAATCAGAAATATAATCTTCCTTTATTGAATGTTTTATCAAATGATTTTAAAAATACAGTTGAAACAAAAAATTATTTAAAGATTTCTAAATTATTAGATTCTCCTAATAAAAAACAATTAAAATATACTCCATTTTCTAAACTTAATCAAGAAAATTATTCAAAAAATAAAAGTAAATCAAATAGTGGATCAACATTGAAACTCATTAAAAGCGCAGAAACCATGATTCCTGCTATGTATGATCTGAACCATGAACCATTAATTAAGGGTAAGTCTACAAAGCTTTCAAAAATTGCTAAAACAAATTTATTAAATACCCATAAATTAAAAATTAAATATGTTGAAAATCCAAAAGATTTTGCGAAAATACCAGAAAAATCAATTGCCAATTTAGACTCTGAAATAGACTTAAAAAATATTGTCGCACCATCAAAAAAACAAATGCTTGGTATACAAAGACAATTAAAATATGGAAAAACCAACAGACAACGAAAATTTATAAAAATAAACAAAGCAATTAACATTGATTCTGGGAAAACAGTAATTCCTAAATTGTCTTCTGATAAAATTTTATATGCTATTCCTGGATTTGAAGAAGGAACGGGTGGTCCTCTTGAGAAAGATGTCATTGGAAAAATCCACAAGAATGAAACTATTCTCAATAAATCAGAGACTAGAAAATTATTTCAGCCATATAAGTTAATGTCTAAAAAAGAACCTCCTAATTTAAAGTACATGGAAAGAGCATACACTGATCAAAAAATAGGATTAGATGATGTAAGTGAAATGCAAATTAAATCAAAAAATATGAAAGAACAAAGTATTATTGAAAAGGTAGATGAAAAAACAAAAACCGTGGAAGTTACACAAAAAGATTTTAGAGATGGTCAACTTTTTAAAAATGCCAATATGCAGCAAGATAGAATCTTAACAAATTTAAATAAAGGTCTTTTGCATAATGATGTTCTAAAAAAAGATAAGATGCCCCCCAATTGGAGGGCATCTCTTGGATAAATTTTTATTTTTAATTATCCGTTCTTGAATTGTTCGAAGTAAGAAAGAGCATCAATCTCTTCCTCGTCCTCAGAAGTCTTCTTCTCCTTTAGGGAAGGAGACTTTTGACTAAAGTCTTCCTCATTATAATCCTCAGCAGTCTTATTCATTTGACTGGCTGTTCCACGAATGTCTCCACCGAGAACATCCTGAAGACGCTTCTTCAGTTCGTCATATGACTTAAAATTCTTAGCATCAACAAACTGTGAAAGATCATAGAGAGATTCATAAGCCTCCTTCATCTTATCCTTGTCGCCATTAAAGACCACAGACTGGGAATCAAACTCAGATTTATCGTAATTTGTGTATCCACCAATCTTACGAATCTTAAGCTTAAAGTTTGCTCCAGTAATGAAGTTGAATGGATCAAATGGATCCTCATCCTTGAATTCTGGCTTTGCCTTCTCTTGAATCTTATCAAAGATCTTTTGACCATACTTGTAGAGGAATACCTTTCCTTCATTCTGGGGATTAGCTTCGTCCTTGACGACCAGGATATTTGAAATATAGTTGGTCTTCCTCTTTCGGATACGAGCAATGTTCTTGTCTTCCTCTGAGCCAGTATTCCATAGTTGGCTATTCAGTTCACTTACAGGATCCTTCTCTCCTAGAGTCGTGAGTGAATTCTCAATATACCAACCACCTGGACCTTGGAAGGCGTGAGAGAACAGCTTTACAAAAGAATCTCCTTGTCCCTTAGCGTTTGGGAGGAATCGGATAATTGCAAAACCATTCCCCATCTTATCTTGCTCTGGTCGCCAAAAACGATCATCCTTATAATCCTTCTTGGTTGATTCGTCAAGCTTCTTGATGAGATTGTGAATACTGTTCTTTGATTGTGAAATAAAATCGTTAAATTCCATATTTTTTTCCTTCTGAAGATCTCCTTCAGTCTAACAAAGTGGGAACTCCCCACTACTGAATTATACTATAAATATTTATGCCTGTCAAGCGAAAGGCAATTTGTTTCTCTTTTTGCGAATAAAATTCTTGTCAATAAATTCCTCTTCCAGCTTCTCAAGAACTGGTTTTGTTAGGAATTTCTTTACAACAGAATAATCGATAGAATGGTCGGTTAGAGATTGTTCAACAGCATCAATGTAACAATAATTTTTATTTTTTACATATTCTTCTACTGTCTTCGAAAACTCATCTTTAGTAATATGAAAAATCATGATAATATTTATATATATTTTATAAGGAATAGATATGCCAACAGCAGATACAGACAATAATATTATTATAACCACATACGATTCAACGGCTATTTTAGCCACAGAGTATGCCTCTAGTGGTACTGGACTTTCTCTTGCACATTTACCTTTGAACAAAATGGTCTGGGGAGCTGACGGTGTTGGTAATAGAGTATCTGAAACATATCCACTTCCAGTTCAAATTCTAGGAGTAACAAACAATTACCTAGGCGTGACTTTTGGTAATATCAATGGCAATGTCACTGCTACCACTGCATCTGGTACATTCCTTGTTGTGGGTGGGCCATCTGGATCTATTTCAGGATACAACAGTGTTCCAGTAACAGGATATGTACAAGGTGTTACAAACGGTATTGTAATGGGTGTTACTGGTCATGTCAAGATACTTGATACAACAACAATTCAAGGTGTCAGTGGTGGATACCCAGTAGGAATAACTGGTGGTAGATATTTAAATAGCACCACCGATTCAGTATATGTCAATGGTTATGTTGGTATAAGCGGTGGATTTGGTCTTGCTTCTGGAACCGATAGCGTTTCTGTTTATGCACACGACGGATCACAGAAAATACCAACTAGACTGTATGCCTCCGATGGAACAACTCTAGGAGCATCTGGAGATGCATTAAATGTTAATGTCATCGGTGCTGGAATATCAGCAACAGTTACAATTAATCCTGTTGTTGGAGTAACAAACGGAAATGGTTTACCCTTAGTTGTGGTCGGTAGTGGAGTAACCAGCGATAATCCAATCCTTATCAAAGGAACAGTTGGATCTGGTGCTCTTGAAGTAATGGCTACCACAGCCCTCCCTGTGGGCGTTTCAGGAGAAGTGACCATAGATGATGCTGACATCATAAACTCGCTAGAATCGACTTCTAAGCCCATTGTATCAAATCTTTCAAGCATCAAGACAAACACATCTGTAATTTCCACAATTAATGAAAGACTTGCTGGTGCTGGTGTTAATGCAAAAATTAGTGAAATAATCAAACCAATCCAACTTCTTAGTAATTATAAAGCCTTAACCACGACTCCAGCCCAAATATATTCTGGATCCTTCGCAATTAAAACTGGAGTCCATATTAAATCACCAGTAACAAATACCGATACAATATACATTTCAAACAATAGATTAACTGCTGGAAGTTTAACTGGATATCCATTAGAGCCAGGAGAATCTCTCTTCTTAGAAATAGACAACATCAATAAACTTTATGGAATGTCAGCGTCTGGTACACAAACCGTACATTTCATAACAACATAAAATGTTATCAAAACCATCATACAATACTAATAAAAATAAACCAGTAGGACAAGGAAAGGATGTAGTTCTTGTTCGGACTGGTACTTTTTATGGTATTAAAATAGAAGGTATAAAACAAGAAAGTTCCTCCTATAGAAGAGGAATAGTGGCAATACCAAATTTTTATTTTTATGATAACCAGAATAAAGTAATGATTGACTATTCTGATTTTAAAAATGAAATAGATGAAACTTTAGTTGATGAATTTTTTAATTTATCTTTAAATGGAATCACTGTTGATTTAGATAATTCCGAATGGGAAAATTTAGAATTATCATCTAGGAAAGTTTCATTAGATGGAACATATACAATTGATTCCTATAAAAATGGAATATTATTTGCAAATGTCATTGATGTTCCAAATTTAGATGTTTCTCTAAATCGTTACGATAAAAGTTATTTTTTAAATACTCCAGATTTTACTCTTGATGTTTCTACTTTTCAAGAAACTACTAAATTGTTTAGTATTACTAATTATCTTGGAGAAAATTCAAAAAATTCATTTAATTATCTTGGAGTAATCCCTGGCGATTATATCAAAATAAACAAATCAAACAGTAAATATGAAGTATATGATCTATACAAAGATGATGAAGGAAAAGAAGTAATTATCTTAAAGGGTTCATTAACACCCGAAGATCGTAGAACCAGTCTAACTGATATAGCCGTGTACTGTGTAAATGACAATAAAATAAGTTCTGAAAGTTTTGATAATACAGAAATAGGAAAATGTACAATCACTGACAATGGAGTAGTTTTATGTTTCGATTCGAATACTAGACTTCAATGTGAAATGAGAAATAGTAAATTAAAAAATAAAATTGCTTCTTTTACTGAAGGTACTTTTTGTTTAACTGAAAGTACAATAACACAAAGAGAAACTGCTGTTGACCAATTGACAACAATTGCCCGTGAAACCAATAATATACTTAATAATGTAATTAATTCAAGAAGAATTTAAGTTGCACTTATTTCTTTACTTGGGAATAATTCAAATCTTATAGCAAAATAATGTTTTAGTTTTTCTGCTATTTCCTTATCAATACACATTACAGAAATAAACACGGAATCATTTTCAACTTGATAATAGTTGATTTTACATTCAGGTATTTTTTCAATATCTCTTTTTGGCTTACCACCGAATGTTTTGAAATCGTATTTGAATTGTAATTCGTACATCTAAGTATATTTAGAAAAAAACAAAGGCTGAGAAGAAATTCTCAGCCTTTGTAGAACAACGATTTGTTACTAATTATTGATTATCAATTTCACGCTTAAGCTCTAGAATACTGAGATCAATATCTCTCCATAGAGACGAGATCTCCCCACGAACATCTGAAATATCTTCCTCACGCCGACGAACTTCTTCATCGAATCGATCCCATATTGATCGAATTTCATTCTCATGATCGTGCTTTTCCTCAACGAGCTGAACTTCAGATGGAAGCTGATATGCTAGAGTACATACACCGAT